TCATACACACAGGTTATACCAGCAAATATACCAGTATCAATACCAAAGAAGGTTATATTGAATTCCGCAGTCCAGGTGGCAACTACCTAGATGATCCTGTAGAAAAATTAACCAATACAGCATTACGCATGGCCCTAGCCTTACGTATCGCTACTGATGAAAATATGTATAAGAAAGAATATCAAAAACGCCTATACAAGGTGCTGAATGATACAGGTGAAAAAGACGATCTGGTCAAGTTCAAAGACTATGTCGCTAAATTTCAAACTGCTGACAAAGAAACAAGAAGCTATATCATACAGACTATACAAGCAGAACGTGAAGCACGCAAGGCCAAGAAGAAAAAGCCAGACAATGAAAGCCGTCCTTATTGGATGGTGCGCCGCCGTGGTGACACACGTGGTGGTGGTATGGCAGTGTTTGCTGATACTGCTTACGATGCAGTCAAAGATGTTGCCAAGTCCTGGGACTTAGATCCTATCTACTTAGTAGCAACACCAATGGCAGATGAAAAGCCCGATGATAGTTACTATAGCGATCTTGATAATCGCATACGTGGTAGTGAAGGTGGTGGCGTAACTGTTGATGGCAATGCTAGAGGAAACTATCACCTAGTAAACAGTAATCGCAGTATAGATACTAGAATGAGTAATGTCAGCAGAGAAGAGGCATTCAACACAGCACGTCGTATGGAACAAGAATACGGACTAGAAAGTGGTAGCATACACGTGACAAGGATAAATGATCAATCACAATCAACCACAGGTGTGGCCGGGCACAATTGGCGCATCTATGATGTCCAAAACCCAGACTTATTCACCGTGGTAGCAGCAGATAGCCGCACTAATGCTGTGGAACGTTGGTCTTATGTAAATCCAGAACGCCCAGCTGATATGGTAGATGCTGTACCAGATGAAGGTGCTATGAAGTATGAATTTACCATAGCGCAACAGGCATTTAATCCAGATCCAGTAAGCGACAGTGATAGATTTATCTATCCAGCAGAGCTATATCGCCAAAGAACAGGACGTGATATGCCCGTGCGTCGAGTATGGGCAACTAATAAAGAACAAGCGATCAGCAAAGCTCGCACATTCTTCCCAAGAGATTTTGATACTATCCCAGAAGATTGGCTAAAGATCAACGTAGTGGGTATATAAATACATAATGCTGACTATAGACTTATTTGAAGAACTTGAAGGACCACCAGAGCCTACCCTAATCGACGCACTGCGTGATTTCTTACCCTTAGCCGTTAGACACCTAAAACTTAAAACTATACCCAAGATCAAACTGCTAGGTGATGTTGAAACAGAACACATGCCATCATTTGGTAAGTTTAGCAATGACGATCGCACGATACATCTAGGCATTAAAAACCGCCACCCAAATGATATCCTACGCACCCTAGCACATGAAATGGTACACTATGCTCAAGGGCAACGTGATGAATTAGACACAGACAGTGGAGCTACAGGTAGTCCCGAAGAAGATCAAGCCAACGCAGAAGCTGGCGTAATCATGCGTAAGTTTAACCAACAATTTCCGCAGTATATGGAGCTCAAACCCATCATGCTTGAGAAATGGAGCAAAAAATACAAAAAGAGTATCAACTGCTCTAATCCTAAAGGATTCAGCCAACGGGCACACTGTGCTGGTCGTAAGAAAAATGAAAGCGTGATCCCAGCTGAACTTGAGGAAGCCTGTTGGAAAGGCTATCACAAAGAAGGCAACAAAAAAATGTTTGGCAAGACCTATCCCAACTGTGTAAAAAACACTAAGGAAGATATAGAGGAGGCAGGTCGAGTAGCAAGAAAAGCAGGACAACCCGCAAAAAGTAAAAAACACAGTGACTTATATACTGATGAGGATCCCAAAGGTACTATACATGGTTTAAAATTCGCCACTGAAGAAGATGCCCGTGCCAGTGTTAGTAAAATTAGAAACAGTGGACGCAGTCATGCGCACAAGGTGCAGGCCGCTGTAGCCATGGAACAACGTGCTCGTGCCGCTGGTAAGGCTAGTGCCGCAGCAGTGTATCGTGCTTATATCAACAGTGTTAAAAAAACCAAAGAAAGCGTAGCGGAGAATTTTGCAGATGGGCGTAATCCTCAGGACAAAGGCGATTCAAAACGCCACGGCATACCCAAAGGTGCTACTATGGCACAGTTAGAAAAAGCGGCTAAGGCACCAGGACGCAAAGGACAACTAGCACGTTGGCAGATAAATATGCGTAGAGGGAAGAAAAAATGAGAGATTTGATAACTATCATAGAAGCATTAGAACAAGGTTGTCCACCAGCTACACAGGATATCACACTTAATCTAAAAAATAGACAGAAAGCCATAGATGAATATCACTATGGCCCGCTTAATCCTAATGAACCCAATGATGAATATTGGCAAGAACTAGCAGACAAGTGGAATACTAGTGACATAGAATCAGTCAAACAAAACCGCTGTGGCAACTGCGCGGCATTTGACATATCAGAAGACATGCTAGATTGTATAGCCAAAGGTATAGGCTCAGAACCAGGATCAAATCCCATGGACACTATTGATGCCGGTGATCTAGGCTACTGCAAGTTCCTTAAATTTAAATGTGCGAGTAAACGCACCTGTGACGCTTGGGTCGAAGGAGGACCAGTTACCAAATGAAAATTAATGAAATTATAACAGAAAATTTAGAATTGTATGAAGAATTTGATCTCATTGAGACCAATATCAACTATCTAGCAGAACTAAATCAAGTAGATGCCGAAGTCATATGGGAAGATTTAAAATCTTTGACTGAGGATGAACTGTATGTGTTTGCAGTGACTCAAGACACTGTTATGGAAGATTGGCAAAAAACTAATAAGAAAGATCGCACAGATGGAATGAGTAAGAAAGCCGTTGCTGCTTATCGTCGTGAACATCCAGGTAGCAAACTAAAAACTGCTGTAACTACTAAACCAAGTAAACTTAAGAGAGGTAGCAAAGCCAGCAAGCGTCGCAAGAGTTATTGTTCACGTAGTCGAGGTCAGATGAAAATGCACAATATCAGCTGTGCTAAAACTCCAGACAAAGCGATCTGTAAGGCAAGACGTCGCTGGAACTGTTGATAAGCAATGAATAACTGGGACTTCTACGTTAAAGAATCCTATGAACTAGTTCGCAGAGCAGAATGCGAGCTTACAATAAATTTGGCACACGAAGTAGAAGCATATCTGGTACACTTATTCGCACACTATCTAGATAAACCAAATGTTAACACAGTGCCTGTAGGTGTTAAGCTACTCAGCAGTGTCAATCTTCCCATAAAAGCTAAAAAAGAATTACTCAAAAATGTAGGTGACGAGTGCTTGTTAATCAACAGCATGGAATGGGGTAAATACCGTTGGCCTACTGAAATTTATTATGCTGATATGGGACAAATGGCTTATGTGTCAAGAGCCTATGCTGAACGCCCACCAGAAGATCTATACGATGATCTAGCTTATCAATTCCAGACTGCTACTAAAATACTACGCAAGTGTAGAATAAATTAGCCAAACTCATAGACACGGTTAAATACTTCAAGTATAATATAATTTTAAATCAAGGAAAATTGACATGTCAAAAATGTTTTCAGGCGAGCAAAAAGCTAAATTAACTCAGTTAATTAACGAAGGTATTGCTGTATTACAAGAAGTTGAAGATTTGAGCGCAGGATTGAATGATACCGTAAAAGCAGTAGCAGAAGAATTAGAAATCAAACCTAGTTTGCTCAAAAAAGCGATTAAGATTGCTCAAAAATCAAAATTAACTGAAACTAATGCTGATCACGAAACAGTTACTGACATTCTTGAAACAGTTGGTCGCACGGTTTGATCGATTGGCACAAGACTGTAGACTTTATAAAAAAGGATTGGTACAGTCATCCTGTCAGGTTATGTTTAGAAGTCTTTAATTGGTTTCTAAACATCATTGTAGTAGTTACGTTCGCTGTTACTGTACCTAATGTGCCATTCTTAGTTGTATATCCTTTGTTCTTTTGCTGTTTGGCTATTAGCATGTACTCAGCATTAAGCAGAGGAAGTTTTGGATTGTTTATGACCAGCCTAACTATTTTCTTAGTTGATCTTGTGGGCTATGGTAGATTGCTGTATAATTAATAAAACGCCCACCCGGGCATGAAGAGTGTGTGTGAGCTAGAAGTCGCACAAAAAGGAAAAAGATGAGTTACGTAGACGCATTGTTCGATAGAACAAAAGATCGCA